TATGAAAGGCCGATATACCAAGCCAGCTTGGCAACGACTGTGGCAATCCGAAAGCGCCGCCTGGTAGAATGGCTTGCTTGGTCTATGTGCAGTTTTAAATATTTGTTCATTTAAATCCCCATAGTTGTTTAGCTTCACTCAAAACCTCTGGGCGCATATCCCATGCCCACATATGTTTGAAATCTGGCTCAATGAGGCGCAGCATGGCCTCAACCGAATCGGTGCTTTTCAATAGATTTTCGCGGATCGCGCATTTGGCAACGATGTGGTTAAGCGCTGACTGCAAGCCTTGCTGCGTCAGGCGGTCACAATTATCCTCATTGAAAACGCGGTAGCCTTTAGCAGTCGCATAAACAATTGTCTGCATCAGGCCAGTGCCAGCCCAATAGCCAGCGACTTGCTGCACATGGTTCCAGTCGGGCTGGTTTGGCAAGCTGGCGCTACGTTTGCCGGACTTTGTATTGGCAGCGACACCAGACCATTTTGTTTTAAGTTCAATGCGCCTAGAAAAATCAGGAAACCCAGAGTAGGGCAGTTCTAGCCCTGCAAGGTTGGTCAGTATTTCGCTTTCGCCTTCAATGCGGTTCAGGCCGTAATGCTTGTGAGCCTCTTGCACACCCTCGATTGCATTTTGCAATACATCAGGGAAATCATCACGGTTGACGGCCAGCTTGCGCTCATCTTTCCCATCATCCCAAGCACGCGGCTCATAGCCATCAAGCAGGCTCATGCCGTGGCGCACAACTGCATCAAATGAGTGATCATCAATGAGGTGCTGGTCTAGGCAAGTCTGTACAACTCTCCCAGCCAGCATATTAGCATTATCGTTTTTATAGAGTTTGATCGTGGCTTCAGCCGCTTGGCGATCACCGACAATATCGCCCTTCAAGACCTTCCAAGCCTCATTAATGCGAACTCTAATGATGCACTTATCAAAGAGAGTTACGCACAGTGGCCGTGATGGATTGCTATGATGATAATATGACTTATCAAAAGCCCAAGATTTGTCGAAAGGTGCAGACAAAAAAACTCTCCAGAAAAAAACTTTCCAGAGAGTAGTAGGTCAGTTGATCGAATACGTCAAATGGTTTTCTTAATAACCTTTTAATTTTGGCTTAAATCCTGCTCTTTCTACAAAACTCCGTTTCTCAATATTGTTTATAAATTCAGAAGTTTGATTTTCAACATTGTCAAAACGGATATTTCGGAGTTCAGGCCGCGTAATAAAACCTAAACTTGGGCAAGCCCAGCGCAGATTGAGATTATGCTGTTCGCTAAAAAGTTCAGCGTGCAGTGACCATGTTCTTGAGTTTGGCTTTTCTTTATAAAGCAGGCCGTAATGCAAAACATTGTCCTCAGTCATGCAATAGGCATAGTGATTAATTGCGTTCTGATCTATGCGGTTTTCTATCATCGCGGTAAAGTCAACAAGTTCTATTGCGCCATCTAACCAACCGTAATTGAGGAAGCCATCAGGGCTGTCGGGGTGGTTCACATCCATATCCCAAAGCACGCACATGACATTGGGGTCAAAATTATGATCCATATAAACAACTTTGTTTCGATACTTATGATTGTATTCGGCTGCAAACCGCCAAATCACACGCAGTTTTGATTGATCCATAAACTCTTTATGCGCTGGATGGGCAGGGTCAAAAACATATCTAAAATTTGCACGATTAACCGCAAGCAGTGGCATTGGTGGCTGCTTAAACATTATTTGCATTGGTGAACAATTTAACACCTTGGCAAATTTAGAAAGTTCCTTTGTTGGAATAGAAATTTCGCCGTGGATATATTTCGAGATTGTGCCAGGGGCATGGCCGACAGCTTCAGCAAACTCGCCTTTTTTCATGCCTGATAATTCAATCATTTTTTCCAGATTGTTTTCTGGCTTTTCTAAATCACGAGCCATCTGCCTACCCTCTATTCCTAAGTAAACCATTAGCTAAATCCCTTTGTCGGTTTGCGTCAACTATATTTCTCTTAACCCTATTAACCAAATGCGTCAATACAGTTTATTGAGATTGAGCAAACAAATTTCTAAAAGGGCTGGTGATGAAGCTAGAAGATTTTAGGGTTAAGCAGGGTTGGTCACTGACTGAACTGGCTCACCGTGTCGAAGCAAGCCATGCAACAGTGGCGCGGCGCTGGTGTTTACCGCCCGGTCACAAAGACCGGCTAGTGCCATCGCCTGCATATATGCAGAAGATTGTTGATGTCAGTGATGGCAGCGTCATGCCCAACGATTTTTATCTCAATGACTGAGGACGAGCTACAGATTTACATTGTGCAGTGGCTAGATGCCGCGCTGCCAATGGGGTCTGTCTTTCACCATAGCCCTAACGAGGGCAAGCGCCATGTGGCCTATAAGGTGCGTTTGAAAAAGCTGGGCATGGCGGCTGGCTGGCCTGATCTGGAAATCTTTGTGCCTGACACTGGCTGGAATGATCTGGCTGATAAAGGCCCCATAATGATTGAACTAAAGCGCCCATCAGGCGGCAGCTTGTCAGCAAATCAGAAAGACATTCAAGAGCGATTGCGTTGTTGCGGTGTGTACTGCGTCACGGCAAAGCGCTTGAGCCATGTAGAGGCTTATCTAAAGCCCTTGGTGAAGCTGCGCGAAACAGGCAAGGCATCGCTGATGCGCCAGCTATGTGAGGCCCAGGGTGGCTGAACTGCTGCGCTTATACCGCTGCGCGGCGGTTGGCTGGGAAACAGTCGCAGAGTGCGAGGCTTGTGCAAGCAGGGGCGATCTAAGCGGGTGCTTTGCTTGTGATGGCCGTGGATGGCGGCAACTGACAGAGGATGAAGAACATGAACTGTCCGAAATGCAAGGGTAAGAGCAAGGTGCGGTCAAGCCGCCCACAAGGCCAGACAACGAGGCGGTTCCGTGAGTGCCTACGTTGCAAGCACAGATATAACACGGTTGAGATCATTGAGGTTGTGGCAGCGGCAAAGAAGCCAGCGCCAGCAAAGGCCAAGTCTGGCAAGCGCGTGCTGACACCGCGCCCTGCTAAAGCAGCACCAGCGCCAAAGGATACTGATCGCACTTGGGGCAGGCTAGAGGCTGATGAGCGCATTAGTTTGAGGGATTTAGGGCTATGAACCAGCAAATTATGGACATGGCGCAGCAAGAGTTTAACCGCGCAGTGATGAACAACATGGGCATCTACATGATTGCAGAGGCGTGGGGCATTAAGCCTTACCAAGTGGTGCGGCACAAGGACGGCTATGGGTTGCTAACAGAGGGCTTTGTAGTGGCTGAGATAGCCAAGCAGATTAAGGAGATGAAGGTTGGACAAGACAGAATGGCCGCAACAGTGCGCCAGTTGCGGAGCGACACACGAAAGAATGTGGGGATCATGGGTAATCTTAGGCGGCAGCGGCAAGTTGGTGTGCGCCAATGATAGATGCTGGCGCAAGCAAGTAGAGAGGGAAAAGCATGATAGTGATGACAAATAGAACGATTGAGGCGCTGCAAGCAGGCCAGACAGCATGGGATAAAGAGGTTGCTGGCTTTGGCGCACGCAAGCAGACAGCGGCTGGCAAGGTGTCGTTTATCTTAAAGACGCGCGTCAATGGTGAGCAAAAGCTGCTAACACTTGGCAAATTCGGGATTTTGACGATAAAGGCGGCACGCAAGCAGGCATTGGGATTGCTGCGCGAAATACAACGGCGCCGATTCGCAAAAATGAAGCTGAAAACAATAGAGAGGCCTACAGCTATGCCTACATCAGGGCAATGACTGATGGCCTACAGAGGCAAGCGAAACAACCTAAATATTTTGTGAAACAAAAGCGCGAAGCCAAAGGCATAGCGTGATAGCTAAGAGATGATTTTAACAATGGCCGAAAATCTGTCAAGCGGAAAAGTCGATCCACAATTAATACAGTCACTTATAAGCAAGACTGTGAAACACACAAATCACCGTTATAGGTGTGTCGCGGCCAATCGGCAGCGTGATCAGTGGGGCGCAAGGCAAGAGAAAGTATGGAATAGATTGCGCTCCGAATGGTCAATAGAGCGCTTCAAAGCAGCAAGGCAGGAGTTCTGGGGCAGTAACCTCTTTCAACAGCGTGCCTTCATAGAAAAGATGGAGGTGTTATTTGATGGACGTTAACCAGCTTCATAGCTTGTTTGTAGATGCAGCAGAGACAGATCGGCGCTTACCGCCAGCTATTCGCAAGCAGAAGATGGCCGCTTGGCCTGATGTAATCAATGACTGGCATGGGTACGGCTGGACGCAACTAGGCGAGACAGTCATCAGGCCTACAAGCAAACAGATAGATGAATATGACAAGGCTATGGGCTTCACGGTAAAGATGCCAGAAGATGATCGCCGGTTAGTCTGGGCGGTAGCGCATAGCGCAGCGTTCAAGGCAAGGGGTGCGCCCTGGACAAAGCTGGCAAGAATGTTGCGGATGGGCAGCGATGGCCGGGTTGTAAAGCGACACTACATGGATGCGTTAGTGCGGTTGCATTATAGGCTTT